CTGAGCGTCATGCAGTAAATCAGGATGCTATGGTGAAACTCATCGGCTTTGCTGGCAATATGACGGTTTCCAATCGCCGCCTGCAAGGTGTACTCACTAACTAATTAGAAGGAGTTTTTACAATGTCTTACATTACAGGTATTGATTTAACCGCTATCGATAGCACGCCGAAGTTTACCCCCGGCTCTATCGGGCAAACCGCTGACGGGAAAAAGTACAAATACGTTTCGTACAATCCCGGCGCCGGTTCTGTTGCTGCTGTGGTTGGGAACGTTGCTTATTACTTCGCTCCGTCGGGTGCTTCGGCTGGTGCAACTACGGTTGTTACCTCCGACTTGTCTGATAGCGCGGGTTTAGGCGCAGGCGTGCTGCAATCTGTATTGACCAACGGAACTTTCGGTTGGATTCAAATTTCGGGTGCAGCAACCATTACTCCGGCTCTTACGGCTGGTGCTGATGGGAACGCTTTGACTGCTGTTGGTGCAACGGATGGTACGCTTGACGTATCGGCGCTTGTCACTGATGCGATTGTTGCATACGCGGTTGATGCTTCGGCAAAAATCATTATGTGCGCATTCCCGCAATAGTATCTAGTGCCTCCTAGATGGAAGGGTGGTGAGGTAAAACTTGCCACCCTTTTCTTTTGTGCTATATTATACCTGGAAGTGAGGCAAAAATGGAAAAGCGTCGCAAGCGCATGTGCGATACGTGTATTTACCGCACAGGAGAATTAACCAGAAATCGATTACAGCACACATGCCACGAACACGCTGTTGGCAATATAATTGATAATTCGGTTGCTTGCGCCGGTTCATGTAAATCATATGGTATGGCGTTAATAGACACGCCAACCCCCAATAGAAAAAATTGGTCTGGTTCAGTTGGATTCTACGCTATGAGTAACGCAATAGAAAGACTCTTAGAGCGAGGCCGCGGCAAAAGAAAGATGTCTGACCCAGTCAGATTATATAAAGTAAGTAAAGGCGGAATTAATCTAATCATGTAAGGGGGCAAATCTATGTTTAACGATGCAACTATAGTAAAACGTGGCAATACTGTTATTGTTCAACACGGCGACGATTCGGGCTTGTTTGTGCGATTTTATAGTGATGCCATTCAGAATCACGAGAAAACCAATCAAGAAGGGCGCCCTATCTACGACCAAGTAGAAATGTGTGAAATTCTTTTTGCTGGTGATAGCACAAAGACAAAGATAGGTCGCGCCACAGAAGGAAACCCACCATATTATCTTAGATTCCCAAGGCAATATGAAGCCTTTAAGCAACAACAAGAAGTTGTGCAAGACGGCACTCCGATTGAGCATTGGCCGCCGATTAGCAAGGCGCAGGCACTCGAACTAAAGGCCATGAACATCCATACGGTTGAGATGCTGGCAAGCGTGCCGGATGTAAACCTTAAATGGATGGGTGCGCGTCAACTGCGCGAAAATGCAAAAGTATGGCTTTCTGAGGCAGAGGCAGGTAAAGAAGCGATCCGCCTAAATAACAAAATTGAAGAACTGCAAATGCAAATCGAGGCCATGAAAAACCAAAACTCTGGTTTTTCTGCTAGCCAAAAACAAGAGGAAGTAGTACAATCCCAATCCATAGCTCCACCTTCATTGGAAGCGCCTGACATTAAACCTATTGTCACCAAAATGCGTGGCAGACCAAAGAAGGTAGAAAATGGCGCAAACATTACTCCAACTGATGCAACAAGCAGCGAATGAATTAGGCATTCCTGAGCCAAGTCAGATTATTGGCGCGCAAGATGAGCAATCCAAGCAGCTTTTGGCTTTAGCGCAGCGCGAGGGTAAAGATTTTTCTGTCATAGCCAACAAAAACGGTGGCTGGCAAGCACTGCACAAGGAATACGAATTTACTACAGTTGTGGAAACGCAGACTGGAACTATTGTCAGCGGTTCTGCGGTGGTAACTGGCTTATCAAATACTTCTGTTTTGGCAGCGCAGGTTTTCGGCGCTTCTGCCAACGGGATTGCCAACAATAGCATTATTGTTTCGATTGATAGCCCAACACAAGTAACCCTGAACCAAGTCGCTACGGCAAGCGGCACCGTAAGCATAAATTTTGGCAAAATTGCTTATCCAATGCCAAGTGATTTAGAGTATTTTGTGCAACGTACATGGTGGGATAATACCTACAAATGGGAACTTTTGGGACCAATTACGGCGCAGGAAAAGCAAATCTTAAAGTATGGAATCATTGCTAGTGGTCCACGCGCAAAGTTTTATATCCGCAATGGTTTGATGTATCTGAATCCAATGCCGGAAACCAGCGGCCAGCTTTTTGCTTATGATTATTTTAGCAATGCTTGGTGCGAATCTGCCACTGGAACGCCACAGAAACTATGGCTTGCTGATACGGATGTGTACAGGCTGGATGAGGATTGTTTTATAACGGGCATTAAGTGGCGGTTTCTACGAGCCAAGGGGCTTGATTACTCGCAAGAGAAATCAGATTATGAAGCTGATTGCCAGCGCGTAGGCGCTCGTGATGGCGGCAATCGTGATTTGCCTATCGCTGGCGGAACTTATGGGGCAAGGTTCCTAGATTATGAAAATATCCCTGATGGCAATTACCCCGGTAGGCCATAATGATCCCTAACAACGGCAGGCGGGTATCGCGCACCACTTCAATTCAAGCCCCAACGGGCGGTTTGAACGCAAAAGACCCATTGGCTAACATGAAGGAAACCGAAGCCGTTACGTTGGAGAATTGGTTTCCAACACCATCAAGCGTTGACATAAGAAATGGTTATGAAGCCCATGTAACCGGCATGAGCACGGTTCAAACATTAGCGCCGTATAATGATGGTGTGCAGCGCGAGATGTTTGGTGTTTCTGGCAATTCTATTTATAACGTCACCACGGCAGGGGCTGTAGGTTTGCCGGTGGTTACAGGCCTGACAAATTCCCGTTTTCAATACATCAACATGGGAACGGCGGGCGGGTTTTTCCTGCTTATGGTAAACGGCGCAGATAAAATGCGAGTTTACACTGGTTCCACGTGGTACGCAGATGGCACAACAACTACTGTAACTGGCTTTGATACAGCAAATGCTGCACATATTAATAACTTCAAAAACCGAGTATGGTTTATTGAAAAAGACAGTTTTAACGCATGGTATTTGCCAGTTTCTTCTATTGGTGGGGCAGCAAACAATCTTGATTTATCCGGCCTGTTTCGCATGGGTGGCTATCTCATGGCAATGGCCAACTGGACGATTGATAACGCGGCTGGCGTTGATGATTACGCGGCGTTTATCACTTCGGAGGGTGAGGTTGCCTTGTATAAGGGAACTGACCCATCAAGCTCAACCACATGGGCTCTGGTTGGCACTTTCCGCATGGGCAGACCTGTGGGTCGCAGATGCTTTACCAAGGCTGGCGCGGATGTGCTGGTAATTACTACAGACGGGGCATTCCCGCTATCAAAGGCGCTTCTTACTGACCGTTCGCAGTTAAACCTTGCCGCAACGGATAATATCAGCACGATTTTCAATTCAGATGTGCAGGCTTACGGTTCTGTATTTGGGTGGCAACCAATCATTCATCCCTTTGGTAAAAAACTGATTATTAATGTGCCGACCACTGAAGGGCAAGTGGCGCACCAGTATGTAATGAACACCAGTCATGGCGCATGGACAAAATTTACAGGGTGGAATGCTATTTGCTGGGAAACGCTTGGGGATGAGCTTTTCTTTGGTGGTTCAAATGGGGTATATAAGGCAGACACAGGGGAAAGCGATAACGGGTCGGCTATTGTATGCGTTGCACAGCAGGCGGCGAGCTATTTTGGAAGCAAAACCGGGATAAAAAAATGGTCAATGGCCAGACCTGTTTTTATCAGTAATGGAACAATCAATCCCGCCATTGTGCTTAACGTTGACTTTGCTCAAAACCGCACTGCTTATGCGCCGAGTTTTACGGATAATGTGGGAAGCGCATGGGATGTATCTGATTGGAACGTTGCTTCATGGACGCGCGGCGATAACATTATTAAAAATTGGCAAACGGTGAC